GCTGTCCTCGAGGAGGGCGTGACGGTGTCGCGCATCGGTATGTCGATGGCCGAGCTGGCGTTCGACGCGCTGATGCGCGTGCCCGAAGCGCACATCGCGGCGGCGTTCCGCGTGCCGGCGATCGTCGCCGGGCTCGGCATCGGCCTGGACCGATCGACATACAGCAACTACGCTGAGGCGCGCGTGTCGTACACGCAGCAGACGCTGGTGCCGCTGTGGCGCATGTGGGAGGGCGAGATCCAAACAGCGCTCGGCGACGTGTTCGACGTCGTGGTGCGGTACGATCTGTCGACGGTGGCCGCGCTGCAGGAGGACCAGGCGGCGCGCGTCGAGCGCACCATCACGGCGTGGAACGCCGGGATCATGACGCGCAACGAAGCCAGGCGCGCGCTAGCGCTGCCGATCGACGATGCGGGCGACGTGTACGCGCTGCCGACGAGCGTGCAGCTGCTCGACGTCCAGCACAGCCCGGTCATCGGCATGCCGACGCTGACGCCGACGCCTGCCCCTGCACCAACAGACGACACGCCGGTCGAGACGCGCGATGCAATGCCGATGATTGAGCTGCGCGCGCCCGCACGCGCGCCGCATCCGGTGGCCGACTACGTGCCACCACCGATCGACGATGTCGCGGAGTCGATGTTCCGACGACTGCGACGGTATGTCAACGACCAGTATCGCACGGCAGCGCAGGAGATTGACGCGATCGCAACGCGTCGTGCTGCTGACGAGCAGGCGCGCAACGTATGAGCGACGACTACACGCCACCGACACCAGCGCAGGTCGAGACCGTGGTCGGCGCGCTCGACGACGGCACCGAGATCAGCATCATCATGCGCGCGTTCTATCCGCTGCTGCTAGAGCGCGCGTGGGAGCGTGCCGGCGAGCAAGTGCAGCTAGGCACGGCGTTTGACCTGCGCAACCCTCGTGTGCAAGATACCATCGCCGGCCTAGCGCAGAAGGTGCGCCGCGTGGCCGAGACGACGCGCGACGACGTGCGGCGCGTCATGGCGCTGGTCGACGCAGACGGCATTAGCTACAACCAGGCGGCGCAATTGCTGCGCGGCGTGACGGAGACGCTGGCTGATGGCATTACCGTACGGCCGTTTGATGCGCCGTACCGCGCGTTCATGATCGCAGTGACGGAGGCGGCGTACGCCTACAGCCGCGGCCAGGTGCTGGCGTGGCAGGAGAGCGGCGAGGTCGACCGCATGCAGTGGGTCGCCGAGACGACCGCCTGCCCGATCTGCACTGCGCTGAACGGGCAGATCGTCACGCTCGGCGCGCCGTTCGAGAACGGTCGCGAAGTGCCGGCGCATCCCAACTGTCGGTGTACGCTCAGCCCAGTGCTAAGTGATGGACTGTAGTGTATACTGTGACGCAGCGGGAGGTGCGACATGGCAATGGTCATCGGCGCAGACACGAATCTGCCATTGAACGAGACGCAACGCTGGGACGGTCCGGCGGCGGCTGCGCGCGTCTTCGACTTGGCTATGTTCAACAGCAACGAGCCAGACATCGCCCTGGCGCGGCGAGCGTTCTTGGTGTACGACGACGAGCGTCCTGAACTGCGCGGCAGCTACAAGCTCGGCATCGCCGACGTGATTAACGGCGAGCTGTACGTGCTGTCAAGTGGTCTGCGCGCGGCGGCGTCGCGCCTGCCACAGACTGCCGATCTCAGCGACGACGTCGTTTACGCGGCGCGCGAGATCATCGACGCGTACGTGGCGAAGATGCAGGGCGACGAAGAGCAACGCCGCGTCGCGCCCGTGCTCGAGACAAAGTTCGACGCGCCGGCCTGGCTGCGCGCGAACGCGCAGCGCGGGCTGGAGTGGCATCGCGCCGGCCTGTCCGGCGACGGCGTCGTCGAGCGCACGATCCGCGAAGCGCGGCAGATGGCCGAAGGCTTCGTCAGCGAGGACAAAGCCGTGCGCATGGTAGCGTGGTTCGCGCGGCACATGACCGACCTGGACGCGCCGGCGGCCAACCCTGATCACGAGGACTACCCGTCGCCGGGCGTCGTGGCGCACGCGCTGTGGGGCGGCGGCACGCGGCGCCAGTCGGAGCGCGCGCAGCGCTGGGCCGAGCAGCAGGTGGCCAGCATGGAACGATCGCAGCGCGCCCGCGCGTCGCGACACGAGCGCAAAGCCACACTGCTGATGCCATCGTCAATCAACGATCGCACGGTCACGGGCATCTTCTCGGTGTTCGGCAACATAGACAGCTATGCCGACATTATCCATAACGGCGCGTTTGCGAAGACGCTGAGCGAGCGCAAAGACAAAGTGCTGCATCTGTGGCAGCACGACATGGAGTCGCCACCGATCGCGCTGATTGACTCGATCCGCGAAGTGCCGCGCCAGGCACTGCCTGCAGACGTGCTGATGCGCGCGCCGACGGCGACGGGCGGCGCAGAAGTGACGCGCACGTACCTCGACACGCCACGCGCCAACGAAGTGTTGACGGCGATCCGCGCGGGCACGCCGCTGGAGATGTCGTTCGCGTTCGACGCTGTGCGCTTTGACTTCGAGGAGAACGCCGACAGCCCGCTGGGCGTGGTGCGCAACTTGCGCGAGCTCAAGCTGTACGAGACGAGCGACGTCAACTGGGGCGCGAATAGCGCGACGATGGCGGCGAAGGGGCGCGGCATGACGATGCCGATGGGCACGCTGCTGCACGCGCTGAAGGCGGCAATGAAGACTGGCGCGCGGCACTCGACGCGCGACCGACAGCTGATCAACCAGATCGCCGAAGCGGCGGTCGAGCTGGGCGCGACGAATGTGCGCCTGTATTACGAGCCAGATCCCGACGAGGAGCGCGCCGCGCGTGTCGCACCCGCTCTGGCGGTAAATGGTCGACAACGCCAACTACGGATGGCAGCTGCGGCTCTGGCGCTGCTGCGGAGCGGGAGGACCTCATGAACATTCAGGGCTTGTATAACGAGGCAACGGAGCTCTACGGTCGCGCGCGAGCGCTGCTGGAGAATCCGAAGGGCCTCAGCGCGGACGATTCCGCGCAGTACGATCGGATCATGGAGCAGTTCGACGCGCGGATGGCGGACGCCAAGCGGCTCGAGCGCGACGCGTCGGCAGCGTCGGCGGTGGCGCAGCTGAGCGCGCCGCAACAGCGGCTGGGCATCGGCGGCACTGCGTCGGCCAGCGACGTTGAGCAGCGGCAGCTGCAGCTGGTGCGCCAATGGTTCAAGGGCGGCGTGCTGAGCGCTGCCGAGCGTAAGGATCTCAGCGCAGGCGTCGATGCGCAGGGCGGCTACCTCGTCGCGCCTGCAGTGCTGGCCGACGGTATCATCAAGTTCATCGACGACGAAGTGTACCTGCGCCGTTTGTCGACGGTGATCCCGATGGACGTCGGCACCGAGCTGATCGCCCCGACGTGGGACGTCGATCCGGCTGACGCCGACTGGCTCACCGAAGTGGCGAGCGTAACGACCGACACGTCGATGCGCACCGGTCTGCGCACGCTGCGGCCCACGCGGCTCAGCAAGGAAGTCAAGATCAGCCGCACGCTGGTGAACCAGTCGCGCATCAACATCGAGCAGTGGGTGCAGGCGCGACTCGCCTACAAGTTCGGCATCACCGAGGAGAAGGCGTTTCTGACCGGCACGGGCGCCAGCGGGCAGCCGCTGGGCGTGTTCACTGCGTCGGCGCAGGGCATCCCGACCAGCCGCGATACCACGGCGGCGGCGACCACGTCGTTCACTGCCGACAACATCCTGGACACTAAGCACGCGCTGAAGGCGGCGTATTGGTCGCGACCGGCGACGCGCTGGTGCATGCATCGCGACACCATTGCGCGCATTCGCAAGCTGAAGGACGGCAACGGCAACTATCTGTGGTCGCCAGGTCTTGGACCGGGCGGCGGCATCACGCAGGGCCTGCCGGCTACGATCTGTGATGTGCCGTACGTGGTCAGCGAGTACGCGCCGAACACGTTCACGACCGGTCAGTACGTGCTGATGATCGGTGACTTCTCGTACTACTACATCGCCGAGACGGGACGATACGAGCTGCAAGTGCTCGCTGAGCTGTACGCAAGCACGGATCAGATCGGCTATATCGGTCGGACGTATGTCGACGGGCAGCCCGTGCTCGCCGAGGCATTCCAGCGCCTGAAGCTGGCCTAAGGAGGACGCCATGGCACATATTGGGCAGCTCAACGAGAACGTGGAGGTTGCGTTCGTCGGTGCAGCGATCGCCAACTCGAGCAGCACGGATTCGAACAGCACGCGCCTCGACATGCAAGGCTTCGACGGCGTGCTGTTCGTGACCACAATCACCGACAGCACCGCGACGGGCGTCGCGACGCTGAAGGCCGAGCAGAACACTGCGGACAGCGACACCGGCATGACGCTGATCACCGGCGCATCGGCAGCGGCCACGTGCTCGACGAACGACGACCTGAACGGCAAAATCCTGATCGTCGATGTGCGCGCAACGCGTCAGCGGTACGTACAGGGCGTGCGCACCAGCGCGACGGCGAACATCGCGTTTGGAGAGATCATTGCCATTCGATACGGTCCGCGTCTGGCACCACTGGCGCTGTCAAGCACGACGGCAGCGTCGGCTGAGGTCGTCAGTGGCGCGTAAGGAG